CCATTTGCCCTTGAGGCATGTCGGTCAATGCGCTTTCCCGCAGCTTTTGGGCCAGCGCTTTCTGTTGTTCCAGCCCAAGGACGCGCCGGTCGAACGGGTTACTCGTGGTTGCCATTCAATTATTCCTGTTTATTGTGTTGCCTTTCCGGCCAGCATGCCGCCCAATGGGCCGCCGAGGGCGTAACCTCCCGCCGTCGCAAGACCGCTAATCAAATTGGATTTCGCGGCCTGTTGTGCATTATATATACCCTGCGCGTACTGCCCTTGAGCGGTCGTTGCCCCCAGCAAATCCGGGCCGGCAAACATGCCCATCTGCCCCGGCGAGGACGTTCCCACTTGCGGCATGGCCGCCGTCTGAAGTTGCGCGCCAGTGCGGACGGCGTTCAGGATGTTCAAAGGGTTCTGCTGGAGCAGCTGGGCCTCGCTCAACTGCTGCTGACGAGTGCCAAGCCCCTGCTGATACATCTGCCCTGCGCCTTGCAGCCCCTGCAGGTAAGCCTGATTTTGCGCTTGGCCGTAGATGTTCTCACGCTCTGCCTGCGCATCTTGCATTGCCGCATTCCACGCTTCAGAACCGCGGGTGATGCCCTGGTTGGCGAGTTGCGTTTCAAGTGCAGCCTGCTGGCGTTGTAGGCGTGGCTCAACGTAGCGCATGGCGTTCTGATAGGCGGCGTCTGCGGCAGCTTTCTGGATCTCGCCGGGCGTCTGTAAGGCTTGCATCCCCGCCGTAGACAGAGGCTTGTTCAAGGCTTCCTGAACATACCCTATGCCTTGCTGGCCCACTTGCTGAAGCGCAGCGTTCATCTGAACGTCACGCTCGTAGGCGGCTTTCTGCTCTGGTGAGAGCGCCACGGTCTGCTGCCATTGCATGGGCCGAATGTTGCCCTGCTCATCAGTCGGCAACTGCCCCGAGGTTTGATATGCCTGCAATTGTTCGGGCGTCAAGCCCATAGGCGTGTAGGTGACAGAACCGTATGGGGTCTGTTGGTTCACCATGTTGGCCATCTGATTGATGATGGCTGCTTCTTTGTTGCCGGCAGCTGTTTCTTTGGCCGCTGCTGCGTAATCTGGTGCTTTAGGTGGGGATGATTTGCCGCCCATTGATGCCTGCCTCTAAGTTATTTTCGCCATGGCATCAAGGTCGCTTGATGCTTAAAAATCTACACTCTGCCCTGTTCATTGTCAAAATCAGCATATCCCCGTCAGGACAGCCGTCTGGAATCGTGGCAACGTACTTAAAACCGAGATTCATATCAAAATCAAAGGCTTGTTTGTTTGCGCTGCTTACTAGCCCTATGATTTGCTTTACGCCCAACTGTTCAAAAGGGTAGTAAAAGCAGAACCACAGATAATCTTTCACCATCCAGCGACGGCCATTCTCCGCCGCAACGTGCATCCTGACCGATGCCCCGTTAAAATCCTCGTATCCGACCACTGCGCATAAATTGCCATTGCGCTCTAACCCGATGTAGGTTCCTGCGCCTGGCACATAGGTGCCTCCGGTGCGTTCGCATAGCCATTTGCCCAGCCTCGCCTGATTGTCGGTTTTAATCTTTGCGTTCACGCAGGGCCTTTGCCAGTTTGCGTTTATCGGCTTCGACGTATTCTTTGGCCACCGACTGCGAGATGCCGGCTTTTTTGGCAAACTCCGGGTTATTTGCGGCTGCCTGCATGAACCGCTTTTGCTTTTCGCTGGTGCTGGGCATCAGTCGCGCTCCCGTAGGGCTTTGGCCATTTTCTTATGTTCAGGATCTTGATTAGCTTTGTATAGCGCCCCGGCCGTCCCGAGTCCAACAGCGCCCAACAGGCGAGGATCGGCAGCGCCCAGTAGGTCAGACTCATAGCGTCTGGCTGGGTCGAAGGCTGCAAAACGGGAACGGATGTTTGCTGGATTGAAATGTATATCCCATGTTGCGTCGTGCCCGCCTTCAGGAACATTTCGCAATATCACATGTTCTTTTCCTTGAGATTTTCCAGCCCTCACGATACTTGGAAGGTCGTGATATTTTTGCTTTGCAGCATAAAAATCTTCGTTCATCGGATTAGTGTATCGAGTCACCAAAGGATAAACAGTTTCTCCACCTTCAGGACGTACTAGCGCGCCTCTTTTCAAACTTTGATAAATGCTGTTGGCTTCGTTCAAAGGATTTGTTCCTGTTTCATCTGCCATTTCTCTAAGCATTTCTATGCGTTCATCATATGAGGCATTTTTATCTAATTCCAAATCATCAGCCAATTTATGCCATTCCTTATCAGAAGCAGCATTTTCCAACCATTGTTCGAATTTCGGACGTTGCGCTGATGCAATTGCATAATAATTAGCTTGATTAGGTTCGCTTGTAGTAAAAAACCCTTGTTCAGCTGATTCTGCTCTTGTTGTTGATCCTAATTTCAAAGGGTCAAATCTGGTAATGTCAGGGCTTCCGCCATGATACATAGGTGCATCCCAATCAAAATCCATCGCCTTCGCCCGATCCATCGCCGTATTGTCAGGAGGAAGGCCCAGACCGCCCTCGCTGATTGGCTTCGCAGCATTGGCTTGTGCGATACGCATGGCTTCGTCGCGAGGGGCCTGACGCGCAACACGCCCGACCACTGGCACTGCCATCGCGCCCAGCTTCGCCACATCAAGGGGATCCGGACTCACCAGGCCTGCCAGCAACTCTGCCACTGGATTTCGATTGCCAGACACTAGCCCAGCATCTTGCATCTTTTTACCAATCCACTCTGTGCCGCCCACTATTTGCTCATCTGGCACAGAATAGCCCAACGGCCGCATGGCCATGGTCGTCAGATCCACCGGGAGGCCCAACACCCCCGCCGCGCCACGGTAAGCGGTGTCTTTGAGTCCGGTCAGCACATCTTCGCGGAATTGAGGATCTCGCAGTGCATTGGCCAATTCGCGTTTGGTTGGCATCAGATATTCCCCCCGCTTTCGATCATCATGTCATAAGAATAAAGCCGCACATCGGAGAACTTGGATTCCAGTTTGATGTGCATCGAACCCCAGTACCCGATTCCGGAAAGGTTCTGCCAGCGCTTTTTGACGGTAATGCTGCCGCCGTAATAGGACGCTCCGTAAGTGGCTGTGCCGTACAGTCCTGCAGAATTGTCTACATAAATCGGCAGCGTGACCGGGTTGGACGTGAGGTTGAAATCCATCTCCATGCGTGCGCCGAAACTGGCCGCGCCGTCAGTACCGATAATCACGCGGCCCATCGTCCAGCGTTTCAGTTGAGCGGATGCCCCAAAATTCTGATACGCCGCCAGAATGTCTGCCGTGATGACACTGCCGTTATCGCTTTGCGTGTTCCACGCTTGTGCTACATACCCGTCTGCGCCAAACATCAACATATCGTTGGTGTAATACCAGCACTTGGCCGGGAGGCCAGTCCAGCGCGACCAGCCGCCGCTAATGGTGTTCATGACGTACTGATACGACACCGTGGCGCTTACCGGGATGTTGACCAACAGCATGTTGGCCGGCGGAAACAACATCAAATCCCAGCCGGTATTATTCTGAAAGTCCGTTGTATCGGCAGCCAACTGTGGCTGAATCTTATCGGTAAGTTGCAGCCAGGTATTCACCCGCGAGGACATAAGGGACTTCGACATCTGCGCAATCCCGTCCTTGTTTACGATCAACAGGTCACCGCCGTATTTGGCCGTGTGGCCAGTGCCGGTAGGCGTGCCGATATAGAACACACCTTGCAGGCTCCATGTGCTGGCGGATGCCGGATCGGTGCCGGTGTAGACGGCAACCTCGCCTTCGCTGGTGAATATCAGAAAATAGTCGTCCAATCCCGCGCCGGCATCGAGCGACCACGTTGCCATTTTGACGATGTAGCCGCCTTTGACAAAAATGGGCGCAAAGTTGAACGCTACGGCAGCCCCGGAAACGGCGTCTACGGGGAGATAATACGCAGTCAGGGTTGAGTTATTCACGAACCACAAACGTCGTTTGTGGACGATAACGTCGCGAAATATCGTAGTACTGACGCCGGTGATGGCATACGGGGCCGATACCGTCGTAATGGTGCGCCATGTCGTGCCATCGTACAGCCTGGCACTATCGGCACCGTTGACGTAATAGCTGAATGTGCCGCCGGAGGTCGAAAACGCCGCCTGTTTGAATTTGGCACTGGTCAACCCCGACACCACTGCCGCACCGACAGCCCCACTGGTTGTTATGTCATAGATCGAGCACGAGCCGGCGTTGTTGACGGCAGCAAAGATCTTTTGCGCGCCCGTCAGCGCGTTGTATTCGAGGATGGTTTCGCAAGTGCCGGTAAAGCCTGTGGCCCACTGCGTGTAGCCCTTGCGGATCTGCAATTCTGACGGCAAGCAGAAGACGTTATCCAGCACTGGCGCATACTGTGGTGGCATCGAGGGCAACGGGTCGCGCACGTTCCAGCCGCCGATAGGCGCAGGAACCGACACGATATTCGCCACTTTTCTTTTAGCTGGCATCAGTGGTACAC